TGCAAATACTTTTGCTAATAATTCAAATTCATTTTTGAGTGCACCATAAATCCTTTTGTGTATAGCTGACATTACACGCGATCCTCTTTCAAGTAATGCCATAGTAGTTCCTACCGCTGCCTGTTGGTTCATATCTCCAACTTGTGCATCGGCAATGCTCGCGAATCTTTGTCCTGCATCTACTACAATACCCATTAATTGTAATAGTACTTGATCAGGTCCTTTAAATGGTAAAGGCATAAATGCATCCTTTAAATTACCTCCTGGTGCATCTACATCTCTAAATTCTCCAGGTTGTAATGGTTGAGCATCATCTCTAACTCTAATGCCACGCATTTTAAATCCAGATGGTAAATTAGCTAAAGTTCCTGCATCTAATAATTGTCTTAAAGCTGCTGTTGCAGTTCTTGATAATCCACCAATCATGTGAATTAATCCAAATCCATAAAATCCAAGTCCTGGTAAAAATTTAAAGTGTACAAAGTAATTTGTTCTATTTTTTAATGGATCGTCTGATTTATAATTACGTTTGATAGATAAAACTTCTCGTGAAGATTCTTCAATAGTTACGACGTATGGAAGTTTAATACCTGTGGGCTCACCAGTTTGAGGATCTTTATCTTCAAAACCTTCTAAATCTAAATTAACATGACATTCCAATAAAGTATAAATGTCTTCTTGTTTTTCAACTCTAACACCTTCTAATTCTCTTTGTTTACTTTTAATTTCATCTTCTTTTAATGGAGGTTGTCCAAGTTCTACATCTCTATAGAAACCACTAACTTGTTGTTTACGTAAATCGTTTTCAGAAATCTTAATTACATGAATAACTGCTTCTGCATCTTCAAGAGAAGTTGCTGAATAAGGAACAATTAAATCTTCAGCCGGAATAAATTTAGATACTGCTCTTCCAAGTATTGCATCATAATAAACTTTTTTAAATGTAGATCCTGATAGAGGTAAATAAAATAACATCTGATCAAATTCAGGTTCATATTCTTTCATGACGTTCATAATCTGATAGTTCATAAATTCTTTAACTCGCATCGCTTGATCTTCTTTATTACGATCAGTTAAACCTAAAATCTGTGTTCGCACGGGCCCGTCCGCGGGAAGTAATTCTTTGTAAGCTTGTGCTTGAAACTGTGTTACTGATTCTGCAAGAACTGGATGTGTAACTCCTGATGCACCTTTAAATGGTTCTGTTCTTTTTTCGTATTTAAATCCTAATAGGTCTAAACCATTTGTATATGCCATCTCCCAATCTTGGCGTGAAGATCTATAATCATTATATTTTTCATCTAATTCAGATCCAACGTCTGTTAAAATACTTTCATCTAAAAATTCTGCAAGGTTTGCATAATGATCTTCTCCTCCTGGCATAGATGCAACACTTGGATCAAAAGAAATTTCTGCACCACCATCTTCACTCATGTTAATTTCAACAGGAGAATCTGTAGGTTGTATTTCTTCTTGAATAGTTTGCTCTACTTCAGCTTGACCTGGAATTTCAATAGTAGTTTTTGTATTGGGTAATGACTTATCAATTTCTGCCATGATTAACTATACCTTCTTCTGAATAATGTTTCAACACCTTGTGAATCTGGACCTTTAGCAGGTGGAACTGTTTTTGTCAATCCACCATTTGCAAAACTAGCTAATCCACCATCTGCAAAATCATAGTCACCCATATCTGGATCTGGGTATCTATCCATAATATCATCATAAGGAGATTCTTCTACCTTCTTTCTACCTGCTGCTCTTTGTTCAATTTTTTTTACATCTTTTATTTTTCCAGTTGCAATTTTTTCTAATCTTTCAACATCACTGTAAGCACTATCAATATCAAAATTATCATAATCAAATTCAAAATCTCCTGGTTCTCTAGTTGGTCTTGGTCTATTTTCTATTACTGAAAAATCACCTGGAGATTTTATTTCTTTACCTGTTTCTATATTAATATCTGATTTAGGTGGTCGGTAATTTAATTCAAAAGGTGAATCAGCTACTCCACCAGAAATATTAGCTTCAATAGAAATTTCTCCAGTTACTTTATTTTGAGTAAGTGTAATTGTTTCTGATTTTCCACCTTCAGTAGGTATTTCTAATTTTTTAACAGTAGTCATATCTTCAACTCTTGAAGCTTTAGGGGATATATCTATTCCTTCTTTCATAATTTTATTAACCAATGGAGTAAACCATTCAGGCATTCCAGAAACTTTAGGTAATATTTTACCAGCAGCTTTTATAGCTTTAATACCAGTGCCTTTAATTGCTTTTCCTAAAACAGGTAATGCGGCAATACCACCCATTATTTTTAATAAAGTTCTACGATCCATTATTGAGCTTCCTTATCTTTGTTAGATAGATAATCATATAGACTATATCCAGTAGATGCAATAAGTCCTGGTATTCCTAAAAATCTGCTCGCGCCCGCGAGCACGCGAGGATTTAATCCTAATCTTAATGCAGTACTTAATTTTCCAGGAATTGCTTCTCCTACATTTTTAAGTGTAGCATAATTTTTTAAAGTACCCATAATTCCAGTTGCTTCAGCCGCAGCTGGAGCTGCAATAGTTCCTGCTCTCTTTCCTAAAGTCTCCATTGTAGCAAGTCCTAAATAATTAAATGGATCTGTTGCTATTTCAGTTGCGGTTACTTTTTCATCTAATGCTTGTGGTATTGTAAATGCAGCTGTCGCTAATGGACTACCTAGTCTATAAAATCCTTTTCCTAATACTCCTTTAACAGGAGACTTACCCGCGATCCGCGCTTCTTCAATCGTCTTTTTCGCATCAGGTAAACCAAGTCCAACTGTTGCTCCACCGATTACTGCCGCAGCTTCGCCAACCATCTTTCCAACTTCTTTAACTTCGTCTGGTATTTCATTATCCGCGATCCAATATAAAAGATCCGATTGAGCTGCTTTTTGATTTAAATCATCTGGACTAACAAAACCCGCATACGCATCGTATTTAATAGGTAATGCTAATTTTTGTTCTGGTACTTGTTCCTCTACTGCTTGATCTTGCATAGCGGTTTGCGTGTCTTGAACCGAGGACGGGGCTTTGGCTTCAGCGGTACTTGGACTTAAAGCTTGATATCCTAAATATGCTGCAGCCGGTATTCCAAAAATTCTTGGAGATTTTTGTGCTAAAGCTTTTAAAACTTTAGTATTACCTTTTGTGCTTTGTAAATAAGGTTTAATTTCATCAACTGTTTTTACATCTGCAGGAACTTTAAAAGAGTACCCATGTTTTTTATAAATATCATCAAACAACTCTTTATAATTTTCTAAAGCACTTTTATTTTTAATTACTTTACTTGGTTCATCAAAACTAAATTCTAAAGCTCTAACTGGAAGTTGTCCTTTTTTTAAATTCTTATTTGCGTCTGCTGTAAATTCTCTTGCTATAGTATTAAATTCTTTTGCTAAATTCTTTTTCTCTAATATATCTTCAGTTTGTTGTATTCTTTTTTCATATGAACCCATTTGTCTGTCTAAATCATAAAGTTTACTCTGATTAATGTCAGGTCTTAAACCTTGCAAAAAAATACTGTATGGCCCAGTTCTATTTCTAGAGGAAGACATTAAATTTTTAATTTCATCTGTTTCAAAATTAAATCCTGGAAATAATTCTTGAATTCTTTTTTTCAAACTATTAAAAAAATTAGCTGATTTACCAATAGAAGCTGCAACATTTCTATTTGCTAATTGCCTTTGTAAACCTCCGCCGATTCCTCCATATAATTTACTTTTTGAAATTTCGCCTAAACCTGTTATTAGAGATTTAGATTTTTCTGCAAGTGGCCCACTCTTTGCATTAATATATTGATTATCCCCTGCAAACGCTTCCATTAATTGTCCAATTCTTCTTGCGGCTAATTCAGGTGTTGTACTTAAAATTTTTTGAGTTTTTGAAACTATTTTATTTATATTTGTTTCTCTTGATCTAATTAAATCTTTAACTTCTGATTTATTTAATTTACTTAAATCATCTCTTACTTTTATAGATTGAGGTCCTTCAGGACCTATTCCTGATTTTATTTCTACTCCTTGTTTTCTTAAATCTTTAGCAACTTCTTTTAAAGTATTTTTATAGTCTTTAAATTGTTTAAATTCTTTTTTTAAAACTTCATTTGCTTCTGCTTGAGAATATCCTTTTTTTAATAATTGCTCTGCTCTTGTTTTTCTTTCCGTAAAAGCTTTAGCTCCTTCTTCTGTTGTTCCAGATGCTTTTAATCTGTTAATATCATATTGTTTTTTTATTTCTTTTAATTTTTTATCTGAAGGTTGTTTATAAATACCGGATGTTATAATTTCTTTTCTAGAATAATTTGGAGATCTTTTATCTCTATGTATTACTTCTAATTCATCTGCTTTTTCAATTCCGTATCTTTTTACATAATTAAAAAGAGCTTTTCTTGGAAAATTTATTTTATATTTTTTTAATAAATTTATTAACTTATCTGTTTTAATTACTTCAGCCATTATCTTTTTCTTTTTTTAAACATTGTACCAAGACCTTTATCTAAAGTTCTATCTAGATCGCTAAACATACTTTTATAAGATACACCTTTAATCAAACCACCTTTAGCTTGTTTAGTTCTTGTAGTATTTTTCATGATGTTAATAATTTCTTCGTAAGGAATTCCTTTTTCTTGCATTTTTATAGCCTCATCAATTGATGCAAGTACTTCTGCTTTTCTTTGAGGATTATTATCAATTAAAATTTGTTGTAAAAGATTATCGTCAATTACGTTTCCATATTTTTGTTTAATCATTTCGGCTTCACTTATTTCATTTTTTGCAACACCCATTGGACTAAATGTCCTTTCCAAATCTTCTAACTCTCTCATTTCATCAAAAGTAAATAATCTTCTATCACCTACCATTCCTGCTTCTTCAGATTTTTTTCTTAAGAAGTTCATTCTATCTTTAGTACCTTCACCTGCTACAGGATCTAGCTTACCTCTTTTGTATTGCGTATACATAAAATCTTCATAGTCTTTTTGTTTTTTAACCAATGCATCTAATTCTTCAAATGTTTCATTTCCTTGAACTACAAAATTTTCACTATCATTTAATATTTCTGCATACTCCTCATATTCTTCTGCTGTTGGTTTTCTTTTTATTTTATCTGCTGTTGTAACTGGTTCTTTTGGAGATGTGATTTCTCCAGTTTTAAGATTAACAGTTTCCATAGATTTCTTACCTTGTAGTTGTTCATTTACATCATCTACTAAAGTTTTAATTCCTGTTTTAGATTCTGTCACAACTTGCGCTTTTGAAAATACATCTGGATAAGTAGATTGTAAGTATTCTAAATTATTATAATACTGTCGAAGTTCATCTGGATTTGCTTTTGCTAAAAAGTCTGCATCGGTAGCAATTAATTTTTTTAAAGATTCAGGTCGAGCTTCTGTTAGTTTACTTAAATCTGCATTAAATGAATTAAGACCTGGTAATCTTTGGATATCTGTTGTTACACCTAATTTAGGTTTGATCCCTAACTTTTTAAGTGTGTTAAAAATTTTAGAAGTTAAAGCATATAAAACTTTTTTATCCATTAGTAATACTCCCTGTTGTCGTGGATTATAGGTTCATCCTTATAATCCTCGGGATGCTCAATAAAGCCGCCCTGTCTAAATCTCATTAATGCTTGTGTCATTGAGTCTACGAGGTCATCGTGATCTCCAAAAGGAAATGCCGCGCATTCCTCAATAACCTCTTCTGCAAAACTTGCCTCTGGCGCCCATATCTGACCACTTTCAAAAAGTGGTGCAACGGCGTTTATACGGGAATGTTTATCATTTCCTTTGCTAGGTGTAAAGTTAATCACAGGTATACCCATCTTACGTAATTCATAAGTTAATGGTAATCCTGATGCTTTGGACTCAATCACCACTGATTCTGGTTTCCAATAGTGATATTGTTCTAAAGCTCTACGCCTTAATTCTGGAAACTCTAATCGTTCTTTTACCGCATCTAG